CTCGAAGTCGTGACCACGGTTAATGTGGCGCAGCGTGTCGTCGTTTACCGACTCGATGCCGTACTCCACGATGAGGAACGTGCGGCGGTTTAGCTCTTCCAGATAGTCGAGTAGCTCATCGCTAATACAGTCGGGGCGTGTACCGATGACCAGTCCCACTACGTCGTCTACAGCCAACGCCTCCTCGTAGCGCTGTTTCAGCACGTCGAGTGGGGCATAGGTGTTGCTATAAGCCTGAAAGTAAGCGAGGTATTTCATGTCGGGATACTTACGACGGAAGAACTCCTTGCCCTCTTTCATCTGCTGCGCTATCGGTTTCGACGGTTGGCAGTAGGATGGGTTGAACGTGCGGTTGTCGCAGAAGATGCATCCACCGTGTGATATGGTACCGTCTCTGTTTGGGCAGGAGAACCCTGCATCTACAGAAATCTTCTGTACACGGAACGGAAATTGCTGGCGTATCCACTGACCGTAGTCGTTGTATGGCTTGTCTTTAAACTGTTCTGTCATTATTTTGTTTATTGTTCCTTTTCCTTTTTTACTTTTATATAGGCTGCGTGGTATGGGCAAGATGCCCATACCTCCTACTTTTTACCTTTTTACTCTTTTACTTTTTTAGGCTGCATCGGTGGTGCAAAGTTACTCGAAATAACCCATATCCACATTATTTTATATAATTGTTTTGCGATGTTGTAATGTTTTTGTACTTTTACACCTCATAAATCAGATTGTTATGCGAACTAAGAACGAAGAAAAATGGTTGAGTCACTATAAAGCACTTCGCTGTTACCTTGAAGCAAATCATCAACTGCCCGATAAGAAAAAAGTAGAAAACCGCGGACTACTCAACTGGTGGAAGTATAATAAAAAGCTATTTAAAACCGGTCGACTCACCGAAGAACGACTCGAATTGTTGCGTCAGCTGAATGCTCTGCGCTACAACAAACTTCTCGAACTTTAATGGGAAGTAGTCAAAAATAGACGATTTTGGGGGCTGATGAGGTGCTAAAAGTGTGTTTTTTGCTATGATTTGAAAAATAATTGCGAAAATATTTGGTGGTCTCGCTAAAAAGTCATATCTTTGCACTCGCAATTCAGAAATGCTTCTATTGCTAATCTGAATGCGTGGTTAATATCGCGGAGTGGAGCAGTTGGTAGCTCGCCAGGCTCATAACCTGGAGGTCGCATGTTCGAGTCCTGCCTCCGCAACTACAAATGGTCGAAATTCCTTTATACAAAGGAACTTCGACCATAATTCGTTTATGGGCGTTGCGGAGACTCGGACGGTAGCTCGGACGCTGATTGTTTAATAGCATTGGTTGCCATCTGGCGAACAATGTAAAAAAATGTACACTTCTGCGAAAAAACTTTTATCTGTAAGAGATATAGTAGGATATACTCTTCCGCGGTTACATACTGGCAAACACTGGTATGTAGACTTTTATGCTTATGACCCCATTATTGACGGGCTCCGTCGCAAGAAATATATGCTTGATGGCTACAAGCTAAAGGAGCGTAAGCACATCGCCACCGTGCTTATCACTAACCTCACACAGCAGCTCACAGCCGGCTGGAACCCATTTGTCAATAATGATAAGGCACGTAGCTACACAACATGGGAAGCCGTGGTGAAGCGCTACACCGATTATCTGAAGGTGGCTGAGAAGAAGAGTATGATAAAGTCGAAGACGGCTACTGATTATCGCAGCCGTTTGGCGGTATTGCTCTCCTACATTGACGAGGCAAAGACCTGCATAAAGTACGTACACCAGTTTGACAGACTCCTTGTCATTGATTTTCTTGACTACATCGTGTTCGACAAGGAGCGGTCTGCCACGACTCGCAACAACTATCGCACATGGCTGTCAACCTTCGCCACGTGGCTTGTGGATAGGCAGTACATCACTGAGAACTTCGTTGAGAGTATCAAGATGATGAAGGAGACCGAGAAGTTCCGCGACAGCATCAAGCCCGAGGATCTGCGTAGATTGAAGGAGTACACAAAGGAGAAGCGTCCGGCGTTCTACCTCGCTTGCCTGATGGAGTATTACACCTTTATCAGACCAGAAGAGCTGCGTCACATCAAGATAGGCGACATATCAATAAAGGAGCAGTGCATAACTATACCTGCAGAGGTAGCGAAGAACGGTAAGGAGCAGGCGGTAGCACTCAATGACACATTACTGAAGGTGATGATCGAGCAGGGCGTGTTCAGCCACCCGTCACAAGACTATCTCTTTGGCAAGCACATACGTCCGGGCAGTGAGCAGATAGCGGTGAACCGCTTTAGGCAAGAATGGGTACGTGTCCGGAAAGCTCTCTGCTTCCCCGACACATACCAGTTCTATAGCCTGAAGGACTCCGGAATTCGCGACCTCGCCAACGCCGAAGGCATTGTCGTAGCTCGCGACCAAGCGCGACACTCGGACATATCTGTTACCAATAGGTATCTGAAGAGTCCGAAGGTGGCGCACGAGAGTACAAAGCACTTTGTTGGCGACTTATAGTATCTCGTAGAAGTAGCCGGTCTTTATTTGGCTGACGCAACCATCTACGACCTCTGCCTCTATCTTCTGACAGACGAAGCGCCGACTGCGGAAGACATATATTTTCGAAGGGTCGGGAATCTCGTCTGTCAGGAACTTGATGCAGCGCAGGTTGTGTGTATCTATATCTGGATGGGTAATATCCTTTCTCAGGTCTTCAGGTGATGAATACTGCAAGCGGTGGAGCTGGTGCAAATCCATCGACATAGCTTCCTTTGCTCCAGTCCAGTCTGGATATGCACGATGATCGACAAATGAAACGGGGAAATGGCAATACAAATTCGTATCGACGGGCATAAGACCACCCGGCACCTTGATGTCCTCGTAATACGAGCCTTTGCCTTCCATCATATAGAATTTCTCCGAACTCGTAAAAAAGACACTCATGGTCTTATCTGACTCTACGCTGTTCTCTTCTTGCGTATCTTCGGTCGCATCGCCTTCAATGGCTTCTTGTACTGAAGAATAAGGCTCTCCACCTTCGTCTTCATACGAGCCAGACGGCCCTGTATAGTCATCGGTTGCCGACGGACATACCACATAATGATTACCATCTACGACATCTGTTTTGTGCGACCGTTTCCTTCGGCTAATGCTTGCTGGTGCTATTTTAATCTCAATGGAGTCTGTAGAATCTGCATCGCGTACTATCGGGCTGAAAAAGCCGCATGGTACGAGCGACTCTGTTAGTTTGTCAGAATTCCATTTGTTGGGCCATTTTGCATAAACGAAGTAACCATCGGCTTGTGCGGCAAAAATCGTTTGTCGTTGTTCTTTTAATGGCATGAGCTTTAACGCCGCCCCCATTTCGTCACGATTTTTATAATATTTCGTTGCGTATATATGCTGCACGTTAAGTGGTATGCTATCGCGCCAAGAGCGACTTGTGGTATCATCAAACTTGTATTCAATATTCGAGGCATCAAGCAGATTTGCGCCATCATCGTCGAACTCGCAAGTGTACTCATCGAGGCATTCGTAAGCAACAGCTGCGGAGGAATAAAGTTCTTCTACAGGTACGACATTAACAGACTTTTTAATATCATCGAACAAGAATCTGACATTCAGCAATTTGCTAAGCTCCTCTAAGAACGTGTAAACCGACCAATGCGGTAAGGCCTCTTTGATCTTAAATGTCGGGTGCGCATTGACGATAAACATCCTGCGAAAATGCGACGTATCAAAATTAAATGTATAGTTCTCATAGCCCTCATGCTCCAAGACCGTCTCCAGTACATATTGCAGGCGTGGTTGTATAGCAAGACGCACCATTGTGGTATATGTTGTAGGATTTCCATTATTTAAATATTCACCATTTTTTCCAGTCAGGACATTTCTTTGATAGTATATGTCGTTGACAAAACGGCTGCTGGCTTCGTCCCAAACAGGATTGAAAACGCCGGCGTAGCAGGAAACGGTGCAGCTATCCTTGAGGTTGATATATACACTGCCAGGTTGCTCCTTTAGGTGTATGGGTTTTTCAAATCGGCTGTCAAGACCAGAAAGAGCATAATCGCCCTCAGAATAATCGATCTCGTCTATAAAATGCTTCTCGAAGGCAGAATTATACTTGATACGCGATTTGCCGCCAACAATTTGAAGTTTGACGGTTGTATCGCTAATAGAAGTGACTGTACCCTTGCCTGATATGATAAGCCGGTAATCTGCATATATCTTACAATCATCGAACGACGACATGCGCTTCTTTACATCGAAGCGGTTTACGTGTTTGAAAAGAGTCGCGTTTTGATGTATTGACATCGGGAATGAGATATCATAGGAATACTCGCCCGAATCCTGGACATACGGGTTGTTATACGTTAATTTTATTTTGTCGGAGGTGGACGGGTAGCCCACCTCTCCGTTGATAGTGCAGTGTATCATATTATGTTTTTTATGTATGCGATTTTAATTTTTTATAGTGGTCGAGGTTCTTGGCAATGCCGTCCTCGCCATCGATGTAGCACTTGGCATGTATGCCTTGTGAGATAACGAATGACAGATGATCGATAACATCGCGAGCTTCGCCGAGGGTAGCATTCAGCTCTGAGTTGTCGGTGTTGACCGTCACCGATGGCGCAGATACCACCGTAGCACCGCCCTGACCGAGCGAGCGCGATATGTCAGCTGCAGTAAGCGAACCGACCGTATTATTGCGTTGCGCCTCGTCGATGAGCTGCAGAGCTGGCAGAACCTGCGGGTTGTTCACCGCATTGTGGTTAGCTACGAATTCGCCCTCATGCACGATGCCAGCCTTGCGTCGATAGCTTGAACCGCCCGTAAAGCCACCCTCGTAGTAGCCAGCCTCCTGCGCTTGCTGCTGCTTTTTGATAGTGGCTATTTGTATCGCTCCTGCTGCGGCAGCGATGCCTGCGGCAATAGGCGCAAGTACCATATTTGCAGGGTAAGGCGTACCGGTCATTGCAGAGCTGTAAGCACCAATAGCCGAAATAGCTGTCTGGGCAATAGCTTGGGCTATCTGCATTGCGGCTTGCTTTTTAGCATACTTTGTTTTTATTTTAGCTATTTCTTTCTCTTTCTTCTCTTCCAGTTTTTTGCGTTTGGCAGTGTTGTTGCCAGCAGCGTTTATAAGCTTCTCGTACTTCTTCTCTGTTATAGTAACCTCGTAGTCAGACTGCGCAGAGTAGTAAGACGACATTGCGCTCATAAGTGGCGAGATTGCGTCCATAGCAGCTTGCATCTTAGCGACCAAACCATTACACATGTTAGCTGTAGCTTCGCCCATAGCAGCCATAGCTTCTTCATGTGAGATAAGCCCCTCTTGTTCCATCGATTTAATGTTGGCAAGCGTTGACGCATAGATATCTATGTCGGATGTTATAAAAGCACCAACATTCACTCCCTCATCATGTTTGTTAGACCATGATGCCTGCGCTTGGTTAGACGCTGCGTTGTAAGCACTATCAACATTGCGTTTAAATTGCTCGCCTTTAGAGTTGTACAAATCATCAGCTGCTTGTTGCTCTTTATAATGTAATAGGACTTGTTTGCGCATCTCCTGATATTCTTCTTCCTTAAGAAGCCCCTTTTGATGTAGAGATTCGAGCCCTTGGAGTGTGATACGCTCTTGTTCTCGGCAATCTTTGGCTGCCCATTCTGCTTTATATCGAGAAAGGAGATCGGCATAATATTGCGTTTGCTCAAGTTTATGCTCCTCTTGCCGTTGATTTATCTCTGCATCAATATCAAGCCATTCTTGTTGGTTTTTATCGTATAAGGTTTGACGCTTCTTTAGATAGTCTATCTCATTGAGATATAACTCCTCTTTAAGGCGTTCTTCATTGTGGTATATATCATTGTTTGCAGACTGTTGCTCATAAGCCATTTGTAAGTCAATAGCGATGCTCGCATGTTTGCGCTTAAGCTCATCTTCGTCAAGTTTCTGCTTATCTTGTTGATATTGTTGTTCGAGCTCTGTTTTTTTGCGAATAAGGGTTTGTGCCTCGTTTGACTCTTCGCCATATAGTTTAATCTGCTCGTCGAGTCCTTTGCTTTTAATCTCATATTGTTTTTTAAGGAAATCACGATACTGTAAACCTTCATCAGCGTACCTACGAAAGTTCTCAACAAGTTCAGCTTCTGTTATTGCTTTCTGAGCATCGATAGCAGCCTTAAGGTCTTTTTTCTTTTGTGCTTCGACGCGTTTACGCTCAGCTTCTGCCTTGCGTGCAGCGATAGCCTTAGCTCTCTGTTCTGCCTCAGATTCGTACTCTGTATTATTGTTGTTATTGTTGTTATTGTTGTTATTGTTTTTCTGGTTCTTGCCAAGTTGCTCGTTTGCTTTGCGAATTTTAAGTGAATTTTCTGTCTCTTTTTTTTGCGCATCTTGATATCGCTTTAGCCATTCATTTTGTTTTTCCTGTAGTTCTGCTATATCATCAGCCTGGTTTCGATTCATTTTTACAGCAGTGTTCATCGTATAGCCTTTACGCTCAATGTACGTTTGGTCAGTCCAACCATCTTTAAAGCCTTTTAAATCACCATAGTTGATTGCGTGGGTAACACCATAGTCTATGGATTTGTACATTTTTTCGCTAAAATGCGCGATTTTGTTAGCAGCTACCTGGAAATCTGCCCGCCAGAACTGTTTAAGCTTACCCCAGAAACTTTCAAGATACTCTTCGTTAATATCTTGCTTTTTACGTTCCAACTCCTCGATCTTTGACAGATATACACGAGCTTTGGCTTGTGCTAAGATGGAGTCTGTAAGATTGTCGACCGCCTCGCGAGCCTTGTCTGAGTTTATATTTTCAAGTGTAAGATTGTCAAGATATCCGGGGTATTTCTCCTGAAGTTTTCTTAAAGCTTCTGTCCTGGCATCATCGGACGCAGCCTTGTCTCTAACCAAGTCAACGAGCGTAGAAAGCTCTGCAATCTCCGAACGGCATTGGGTAGCAGCTTCTGCGTTTGCCTCGTTAAGTTCGCGTTGAGCTATTGTAGCTTTATCTGCTTTAGATGTGAATGCGATAAGCGCAGCTGTCACTGCCACCATAGTAACAATGGCTGCTGCCCAAGGATTAGCCAGTATAACCTCATTCCACATCTTTTGTGCGGCAGTTGCAAGGCTTATTTGGTGGGTACAAGCCTTTACTGCAATTTCGTACGCCGTTTGTGCAGAAACTATAAGTGATGAGTACATTCTCTTCATTTTGTCTATTGCCAAACCTTTAAGCTTAGCAGCATTGTGTGCCATCTCTGCTATCTCTGCAGCTTTTACAGCTAAAGTATACGCCGCGATACCAGAAGTAACGACAACAAGAACCTTCCAGTATTTCGTAGTAAATGAAGTTATTGCAGATAGTGATTTAACGAATAGACTGCCAGCACTGATGGTGTATTTCACTACAGGCAAAAGTTTCTCGCCGAGTTCTATGGTTAACTCACGGAATCGATTTTTTGCCTTATCAACATCGGCTTGTAAGGTGCTATTCTGCACGTCAAATTCCTCGATAACGGATTTTGCCTCACGATAGGCTTCTGTTGCTATCTCTTGGCGCTCACGAATGTCGTCAACCTTGTCTGCCATTGTTGTGAGAACAGCGACGGCGCGTGCACCATCAAGTCCCATATCACCAAACATTTTGCCAAGTTGATCGAAACCGCCCTTAGATTTCAAATTATCCATAAGTGTAATGACAGCCTTATTCATATCGTTCTTAACGAGGTCAGAGAAGGTCTTCAAGTCTACTCCTGCCATTTTAGCAAAAGTCTTAGTGTCCGTTGACATTTTGGTCAGCAGCTGAGAGAATGCGGTAGAAGCCATTTCGTCTTTCTGCATGTTCTCGTCCATGACAGCAGCATAACCCATGATTTGCGCCTGAGTCAAGCCGACCTGCTTGCCGACACCTGCGACACGAGCGGTGAACTCAACGAGGTAACCAGCCGATGCTGAAGAGTTCTGTGCAAGCTCATTAATAGCAGAACCCGTTGCGAGCATTGCGCCACGCAAGCCGAGGCGATCATCCTCGCCAAAAGCCATTGCGAGCTTACCGACCTTGCCGATAGCTCCGTCACCAAGGTCATCACCAAGAGCCACCTTTATTTTGTCGCCGACATCAACAAACTCCTCGATCATTTTTCTGTTGGTGATGCCAAGCCTACCCGCATCTTGGGCAAGTTTGTTCAGCTCGCCACGCGCAGTTCTTGTGTTAACTTTCTTAAAGTTTTCATTCATCTCCTCAACTTCCTCCATCGACTGACCGGTGTACTTGCGTACATTGTTCATCTCTTGGTCTATGTCTGTAAACGCATCTACACATTGACGAACTGTTGTAGACAAGCCGGTAAATGCAGAAAGTGTCTGAGTGATTGCGCCCCAATTTTTATTCAAACCATTGACAGCGCCTTTCCACAGACCTACAGAAGTTGTTTGTTCGTTGTTGATGGCAGTTATCTGTCTTTTTAGTTGTTTCGCCTTGTTGTTTAGCTCATCGAAAGCATTTGTTCCCTGCTTAGTGCCTTCGAGTCGTTCATTTACTATTTTCAGCGAGTACTGAAGTTCGCGCATCGAGGAACCGCTGATATTTTTAAGCGTAGCATCTATAAGTTTATTTTCACGTGCGAGTTCAGAGGCTGAGCGTCTCGCAGCAGCTATCTCTTTATCGTATTTGTCAATGGACAGATTTGCCTCCTTTTGGCTCGAATGTATCTGCTGTATGCGTGTGTTTATTTTTTGCAGACTTTCTGAAGCTTTGTCGAAGGCATCTGTATTAGGCGACATGTCGTTTAATTCTTTCTGCAGAGTAGATGCAGCTGCAGTAAGATCGTTAAGCGACGCGCCATTAATATCGCCAAGAACTCGTTGCAGATTGACGGTAGCATGATTTAGTTCCTGCATCTCTTTCAGCGAATGCACGGTAGAATCTTTAAGAAAATCCATACGATCCTTACAGTGCTGTAGAATAACATTGAGCGCATTGTAATCATCGGGATTTGTCACTTGTTTCATCGCACGTCGCACCTCACGGGCTGCCTTTTCAATATCCCCCAACGATGCTGTGGAAATATTGTTGACCGTGTCTATTGTTTTTGCAACACTATTGCTGTAAGATTTAAGGCTTGCCTCGGCAGCCTTAATTTGCTTGTCGAACTTATTAATGTCTTTAACCGACGTACCAGGGTCTTTGAGTGCCTCGGCTTTCTTCTGCTTTAGGTCATCGAGGGCTTTCTTTAGTGTTGCCATCTCATTCTTCGCTTGCTGCGCATTAAGACTGACGATGGTCTCGAAAGTTTGAGTTGTTGCCATAAAAAATGCTACTTTTGGTTTGTGAACCAAAAGTAGCACAAATATAGTGTAGTAAAAAATACATTCAGGTACCGACGCGCATGTTAAATGCTGTCATAGATACCTTTGAAAATTCAAGCATGTATCGCCGCACCTCGTTCAACCATTTGTCTATACGTTCAACCTGCTCAGAATCCTCGCCAAAGCGTTTCACAGCCTTTTTGCGTAGACTGTAGAGATATTCAAGGCGCTTCTCCATACGCTGCGATTCGCGGTCTGCAACACGTATAAGCCATGATTTATGTCTTGTAAACGCAAGTAATTCCTGGGAGTCTTCGAGATCTCGCTTGACTTTTTCAGGATTCAATGAATGCGAGACACCATTCTTCGCCTCCTTTATTATAAAGCAAAAGATTATTATCACGAATAAAATCCAAAAACTGTCGGGTAGTATTATCATATAGCAGACGATTTAATTGGTTATACCGCAAATATACGCAAAATATTTGAGACTGCAAAGTGTAGAGCCAAAATATTTTGGTATACGCGGTGGAGCATCATCGTCGGCGATGTATCAGCCACAACAACAGCGACAGAACGACAAGCACCACCGCGCCGATAGTAAACTGCCCGACGCGCATCTGCGTGCGCTCCCACGTCGATAGCTTGCGCTCCACTGGTATGGGAAGACGTGTTGTGTCAGTCTGGAGCATTGCTTTATATATAGTGTCGGTCTTCACGCTTATGCGGTCACGCCATCGCCACACGCTCTTCTGGCTATACACTGTGTCGCCACGAGTGTAGTGTTCAACATACACCGAGTCGTGCAGCCGAAACGTGTCGGCACTCGTCCTCGCCTTATAGAGTGTATCAGTCTTAACGACCACTCGCTCTACAACCACAGGCTGCGGTGTAGAGCATCCACACAATAGTGTCAGCATTACGCAGGCTAACAAACCTAATGCGCCGGATAATAAACCTAACAGCGCACCGCACAATATTTCTAACAATTTATCTAATGTATTCATAATGTTATAAAAGGGTTATTAGTCGGTCTCCGCCTTGCCGTAGTCTCTTGGCGGTTTGCGCTTCATACATCCGTTCACGGTACACTCGTTCCACTGCAGCTCGTGCGTGCGAAGGAGCAAGTCGTGCTTCTCCGCACGCAGCTCTCGGATGAGATCACGCTGCTTGCCAATGTCGTCGTAGAGTGAGTCGATTTTGTTGTTGAGTCTTGTGCGCTCCTCCATGTGCTCCTCGTGTTCGTGGGTGTAGAGGTTGCGCCACTCCTGGGCGTAAGCGAGGGCGTTAGCGTCCTCCTCCTTTTGTGCTGCAGCTGCCTCTTTGCGCTTCCGCGAGTTATAGTAGAGCAGCTGCCCCACGATGCCACCGCTAACAAGCAGCGAAAGTATCTGTAAAACCATATCCATCTGCACCTCCTTACTCTATTGTTATCCAAATCTGCTCGCCTCTCTCATCCGCAGCCTTCAGCATGGCGTACACTTTACGGAACGTTGCCGTTGAGTTCAGCACCTGACCGACGGCTTTGTTCAAACCGACGAGGATGCAGCCATCCGTGTCCATCGCCGTGTTGCCACAGTGTATCAGCACACCTTGGTAACCGGGCGTATTGTACAACCTTGGTAGTCTACCCTTGCAGAATTGGTACTGCGCTCGACCTCCGAAGCGCGGCGATACCGTCTTCATGTCGACGAGGTATCTGCCCGTCGGAATGGCGGTTTCGCCCTTGATTTTAACTCCGCATATCTGCGCCACACTCATCATCGAGGTCAGCCCTCTGTCCTTGTCTTCGAGCGTGTCGCAGACGTATGCGCCATCTATATACATCTTGCCGATGGTATATGTCTCCTTTTTAGCTATTCGTCTTACTTTTACTTCCATGATATTTATTGTTATATTGTTCGTTATTATCCATAGTTAACACCATTCCATACTATTTTGTAGCTATGTGGTGTATGAGAGTTACCCCTCACCGTTACAAGTTCACAAGTCAAAAACAGCGTTTGATTTTTACCCACATCGAAGGCTTGGGATGAGACTGTGACATTGTTTTTGTCGATTGAACCGCCACCGCGAACACGAATTGTAAGGTTGTCAGCTCTGTTCTTTATAATTATCGTCTGCCCTATATAAGCCCAAGCGTCATCGAGCTTAAGACTATCAGCCGACAGACTATCAGAAGTATTAACAAAAGGCAGTAGAACCACAGGCATGGACGTTTGCCCTAAATAATTTCCTTGAAATTCCATGTACGAACCAGAAAGTGCGAAATCGAAAATTAAGTAGCCGCCAGCTTTAGATGGTTTTAAGTATTTTTCAATAGTTGCAGGCGTGATGACCTTTTTGTTCTTTTTGACAAATCCGCTAAACAGACCCGAATTAACCTCTAACACACCTTTCTCGTTCACACGCGCCGTCACCTCGCCGCTGTTGTTGCGTATCTCGAACTTGTCCGCCGTTGCCGTTATCTTGCCATTCTCGATGTCAAAGCCTGTGCGCAGTAGCTTTGCGGCAATGCCACTGTCCTCGATAAAACCACTCTTGCCCTCTATCCAGTCGGTAGGCGTTGCTCCGACCTCCAGCTTCGGCATTGTCACCCACGCCTTACTACCTTGCAAACAACGGATGAGGACATAATTAGGTATGCCAGTGCCCTCCGAACGCCAGTGTACCCAATAACGCTTCCACTCGCTTGTGAGAGAGAAAAGTTGTCCGCCATCGGCGTTACTTGTCGTTGTATCGCGCTCGCTGTCCTCGGCGAATATGCTTAGATTAGAGCCACTCCACATGTATGCGTCGATGCTGCCGGAACCTTTTGCCATAAAGGAGAGTATGTAGTCCTCATCTTTTTTGATGATGGTATTCACGCTCCATTGTGCCATCTCGACGTACCCGGACGCTCCGTACGCATATATAACGGAGCAGCCATTATTGTACGACTCATTAGTGACTACCGAGGCATCCAAGCGCATCAGATTGCCAGCTTTGGTGAACGTGCGCGTGTTGTCGAGGAGATTGCCGCCGATGTAGTTGTAATCATTGGGCGAAGCACTCCAACATACGAGATCCTTCGCTGTGCCCTCAATGAGTATAGGGTGGGCGATGTACGCCTGCTGGCTTGCGGTGGAGTCGTTAATTTTCAAGCAGCCAACAGAAATCCACTCATAAGATGCGTTCTTAGCAACGGTGAATGTGCGCTGATAGAGGTGCCAGCCTTCACTCGGAGTGACTGCATCTGCACCTAAATAAGCACTGCCATTTGGGCCTGTATAACCAGCGGGGTTGGTTTTATCAGTGGCGGAAGATTTCCATTTTACTTCGGCTGCGAAGCTCACACTAACAGACTTGGCTTTTGTCCAAAACGAGATGGTGTACGTCTTGCCCTTCTCGACATGTATATTACCCAAGCCGACACCGCCACTTTGCCACACTGGGCCAGCAGCCTTCGCCTCGGGCAGGAATACTACATTAGCTCCATCGTGTGACGACGTGCGGTATATTTTAGCTCGCAGAAAGTCTGGGCCTAAGCCTCGTTTATTGAATGTAGAGCCTGCAAGAAGGTTGCGCCGATCGGCGAGAGCATAGCCCACCTTCAGAGATATCTCGCGTGCCGACTGCAGGATCTCGGAAGAGTATTGTTGTAGTGCTGAGTTTGTTTGCAGCGGCATACCGTCCACCTTATTTGTCAGTTCTGTGTAGTTTGACTGCAGCTGACGCGAAGTCGTTTTGAGTCCGCCTAAGTACTTGGTGTAGTCTAAGTGCCACGTCAGACGCACGACGAACGTCTTGCCACCCACCACCACCGACACATCGACATAGCCATCGGTGTAGTACATAGTATTGCAACCGGTGCTGTATGTGCGTATGGAGTTGATACGAACCGATGTGCCCGACACACTTGCCGTGCAGTTAACAGGCGTTTTGATAGTAATAGAATTTGCGCTCACGACGGCACCACCCTTACGGCACACTACTGTAGCATAACCATAGGTGTTGATGCCGCCCGATGTTGTGCCGGATGGTACTCCGTCATCAGAAGTAGAGATGGTGATAGGTGCACCTTGAAGCTCAACAGTGTAAGCATCAGTGCCAGCAGTTCCCTTATCACCTTTGTCACCCTTGTCACCTTTATCCCCCTTGTCGCCATCTTTCACAACCACAATGGTTATTTGTCCCCTTGCAATTACTGTTGCCATACCTTTAAGTTTAGAAAATAGGGTGAGGTGCCCTATATTTTAGACACCTCACAAGTAAATGTACCTCTCACGGAAACATCAGCGGCCGATACCGTGACATACGGCTTTGTTGACGCATTCACCGGACTTGTTGTGCCAGCCCAGTTCGTTGCTACGCCGTTCGAGTTGTACTTAGTCCACTTGTACTGAAATTTGCAGGCGTGGGTACTATCAGCCTTAACAGCCATACCATCTTCGACCACCTGACCATCCTTCCATACTTGTGCGAATAGCTCTGTTGACTGAGCACCATTGACAATCTTATCGCCAGAGGGCGACTTGATATATACGACGTAAGGGTCGCTGGCATCGAAGAACGTGATTATTGCGTTAGCAGTATCAGTACCATCCTTCACCGTGCAACGGAATGTCTGGAAGTTCAGCACATCGTTGGCATTCACATTCAGCGTGCTCACGCCACCCGATGTGGTGACGTTGCCAGCAGCTACTGCACTCCAGGTGCCAGCACTGATATTGAGCACCTCCCACGTCATGCTTGTCAGTGTAGTGTCTTGCACATTGCCGCGGAAGAATTTAGCCACAGCACGCAATGGCTTGGAACTGTTTGTAGAGTCGAATGTGTTGCCGTCAGGAGTCTCTATCTGCACCGTCTGTAAAGCACCACCCGACTTTGCCAAGCTGATGGTCAGATAGCCTCTGCACTCCGTTGTGGCTTGTGTTTCAGGGTCGGTATAGGTACATGCCCACTCGATATTCTTCACGCTGCCATTCTTCGCAATGTTGCTGACGATGTTGAGTTGATACGACTTGCCCTGCACTGGTGTCGCTGCTGCGCCGTCTACAGTCCACTTCCAATTGGTACAAGCTGCTGTCGAAGCTTGGTCGGTCGAGCTACCCGTCACATACACACGAGCTGTGATGACGTTAGGTGCACTCGTTGTGTAACTCGGAGCGTACACATCAGTATCAGGAGTGAAGATTTGAGTCTGACCCCTTGAAGCTTGCGTGAAACACTGAACGGCTTTACCGTCGTTAAGGTCAACGATTGTAATTTGACCATTCGCTAAAACTTTTGCCATATTTTTTTGTTTTTTAAATTGTTAATAAATATAAGTCGTTATAAATGAAATATCAAAACGCTAAATCCAATACCTCACACTCGAACTGCGCCTGCCTTACGACATCGTCACTACTTACAACGCAGACTCTACCGATACCCTCATGCAGAGTATTCCACGTTACATCATCTGCCGTATCTGCCGATTGTCTTCGCCACGACCACGCGCTATCGCTTATGGTGTCGCTTATGTCCTCGCCGTTGCGTAACAGTTTAGCTTCGAGAGTCAACTGCCCGGTGCCGTTTATCATCACCGTGCCCGAACTACTCGTTATCACTATTTGATACGCCAAGCCATCCTCGCCTGGATCTCCCTTCTCGCCCTTCTCACCTTCGATTTGCTTCAGCCAGTCCGCCGAGCCGTTCACCGGCTCAGCTGCAGTACCGCTCTCGTTAGTGCAGAGCCACACAGCGTTGTTGTGGTTCACCTGGTCGTAATAGTCGTAAGTAGTGCCACGCTGCCATTCACCGCGGTAGTTCACCATGTGTATAGTCTGACCAGATGATGAGACCCACTCGAACGACGTAGATGTTATGCGCGAGCCATTCGGCGACAGACAGAACACCTCTCTGCCATCATGCGTGTAGCTATTGACACCCTTGTAAGCAACGATGCGTGGCGTATCAGGTCCAGTAGTCTCCAACATAAGCACCCCCTGACGATCCATCTTTAAAGGGTCTTGGCAGCCGTCAAGCACAATGGTATCTCCTGCAGTTGGCTCATCGCTACCCTCCGCGCAGTTACCTTTGGCGAGCACGATCCAATTAAACAACTTGCCATCATAGAGCACATCCCCCATACCATTCGTAACCACTTCAGCCTCGGTGCTCACCTCTGTTACAATGCGCCAGTAGAGGTGGTTCTGTTTGCCCTCGTACACACCAGGCTTAATGTCGAAAGTCTGGCAGCGTGCTTGGTCGCCAATTTTCCAATAGTTCTGCGTAGCCGTTGTGCCGTCGTCTGCGAGCAAGAAACACTTCCACCCGGTGAGGTTGCGTTGAAGGTCATATATTTCTTGCACAGCCACAATCTTGCTACCAGCACCACTGAGGTAGATATTGCCACCAACGTATGAGAGCTTGCGCACCTCCAGCTCGTTGAAAATGGCTTTACCCCACACCATAAGGTCAGTGATGTCAAGGCGATACTTGCCGTCACCGCGGTCTACCAAGCCGAAGCCCGACTGCGATTCGGTGCTGTAAAGCATTGATGTGAGCTTGCTCAGTATTGCAGAGCCATCTTGAGCCATGCCGTGTGTACCAGAACCTACAGATAGTCCGCGCAAGAAGCGTATATGCCCCTCTGCCTTGTCGTCAATGTCGCGTCGCAGAAAACGGCTTAGGTCCAGCTTCTGCTCAATAACCTGCAACAGCCCCAGCAGCGCATTGCCGATGCGTTGTGCGGTGTTAGCATGAGTAGCACGCTCGTCGCGTATCTGCTCCAAGTCTTTGCGTAGGCTATCGTTATTTGTTGACATATTACTCTGATGTTATTTTTATGATACAAAGATAAGGCGATGGAGGCGAGAATAAAAAAACGAGAAAAGCACTACAGCTGCGCTACTGCGCGGTCGATGGTGCTTGAACCACCAGTGAAGAGCTGCCGTAGGAATGATGACACGAGACCATTGTATGTAGTGCCGTAGTAAGCAGCCTCGAACTCGTTGAGACGGTGTAGCGAGTACATGTACTTCTTTGAGAACCAGTCGCGTTTCTGCCGGTGGTGTGGGTTCGACTTCCAGTCCTTCAGGAATGCCAGGTCGCCACCGTTGTTATGGCTGTAGCCGTTGCCGACACCACGCGCTACGTAGATGCCATACTCCAAAAAACGGTGCTCTATCGATGTCACCGGACCAGGATGTATGACACCCTGCACGGAGCGCGACAAAGCACCGGTATCGTAAACTGGTGGCGCGAACTGCATCATACGCTCGCGCCACATCTTAACCATAAACTCGCTCCAACCCTCAAGCCATTTCTGGTGCTCGGCATCGGTCATGTTCGGTTTAAGTCCATTCTGACTGCTCATAACTAATATCTATAGGTTGTTCGTTCTGCACCATGAAGTAGAGTCCCGTCACGCCATTCATGGCGTAGCGACCGAGCTCGGTAGAGTAGATGTTGTTCAGCTGCAGGTATGTCAGACGCTCGTCGCCGAGTCCATCGCGATCGTGCAGCAGTCGGGAATGAAACTGTCGGAACAACTGGCGGCAGAGGTTCAACTTCTGCTCGCGCTCCGCCATGTCGTCGTAGCGGTAGTGAGCTACGATGAAGACGGTGTACACATCGCGTCGGAAATAGCCCACACCGTTGCTGAAGGTCTGCTGCGATGTGGTGTCGTCGACCATGATGAAGTTCTTGTACTTGCGGAACGAGTCCATAACACCTTGTATCGAGTCGGGACCAGAGCAAAGACATGGGTGGAAGTCATGCTCGGTGGCGAGGCGGTTGCTCTTCGCGAGTTGAGTGAAGTAGTCGAGAGCCGGAAATAAGTCTTTCATATATCACGTATATTAACTTGTTAGCTTAGGATATTTGCGTTTGAACTCCTCTGCCTCACGCGCTTTGGCTTCGAGCTCAGTAAGAGCACGCCAGCAGTCTGTCTGCTTCACAAGCGTCTCCTTTGTCACGTCGCCGTCGGTGAGAGCACGCAGCTGCACATTGAACGACTGCAGCATCGATAGCTCGGATATGTCGTCGTCGCTCTCCGTTCTGCGGAAGAAGTGTGGGAAAGCGTGCGACATGACGACTTTCACGTGTGCAAACCATGCGAGCGTGGCAAGGCGCTCCGCAGGTGTCAGTGTCAGTTCTGCTGGTCGCGAGAAGTCGGGATTGCGGTAGAGGAAAGAGGCGAGCACATCGATAGCGTCATCATTGCCCGTAGAGTGAAAGCGTTGGTAGTACTTCTCCATGCAGAGGTACTCCTCGAAGGTTATGATGCGATGGTGCTCGGTGTCCTCCTGCAGCAATGGATGGACAGCTTCGAGCCCCTGGACAACATCCAACCTATTATCCATTTGCTCTATGCTGTCCACCCAAGCGAGCTGCTCCAGGAACGAGCGTATCTGCCATAGCTGCAGATAGAACACTCGTTTGCGCTTCTCACCCTCGGGCTGGTAGACACACTGCCATCCGAAGCGGTTCTTCTTGATGACGTTGATACCAGTGAAGCGCACGAACATATATGTCTTCACCATCACCTTGTCGGCGAAGGTGGAAAGCAGAAAGAAGGTGTAGCGCAGCTGCTCTTGTGTCAGCTCGCTCCACGACTTGGGGCATGTGAGTTCTATTTTATCCATTGAAGAGAAATGCAGAAGATTCTTTTTTGTTGCTGAACGTCAGTATGTGTGCCGAGCTGTACGCCGTAGTAGTGGGGTAAATGCAGAATGTTTCCGGATTGCCCTCAACGAGGCGCTCCATGCGTCGGAAGAGAGCGGAGTGCAGTGCTCCGTCACCGTCGGTAGCCCAGAGGTCAACAAAGTCGCGCGCCAGCTGAACGAACCCTCCGTACTCTGCCATATTCTTTTTGTCCTTGCAGCGATAAGCCTTCAGCACATCGTCTATCTGCTCGTCGGAGAAGCGCACGCGCAGCTGCTCCTCTGCCTCGCTGATAGCACGTTGCATAGCCTCCCAGTCCTTGTACGACCGGCTTGGGATGCCTTGTGCAAAGAAGAAGTAGTGCTCCGTGTATATGTGGCGCACGAAGTTCTGCGCCTGCTCTGTCACACCCCACTCCTCAGAGCGCAGCAGCTGTACCACCATAGCACGCGCACGGCACTGTGCAGTGCGCAGCTGGGCCTCAAGGGCATCAACACGCTGCTTCGATGCCGGCGATATAGTGTCGTTCGACACTATGCCGAAGCCTGTAGAAGTGAGCACGAGGTCGAGCTGTCTGAGCACCGAGAGGAAGGCATCTACGCACACCAACATCTTAAAGTAATACTTTAACGGTTCGCTCTCGTCGGTCGACTCAACTCGCTGAGCACCAGGCTCGCCGAGCAGCATGTCGTAGTAATTGTTGAGTGCTGCTTCTATGGCAGGGTACACTGCCTCGAATACCTCGTCGTGTGCAGATGCGCCCACTGGCAGTGAGCGTTCAAAATCTTCTTTTAATATTGCTATCATACTATGCCTTATGAGCCTCGTTAAGCTTTGTGTAAGCTACGAGGCGAATGTTAATAATTACTCTATAGTCTCATTGCTTGCGCTCACCTTCTTCGCATCTCGCTTCTTGTCGAGCGTTGTGAGCATGATCATCGGTACGTCAACAGTGGCTTTTTCATGCCATTTGTTGTAGTGGAGTATCACGTGATAGGGCTTGCACATCACGTCGTGGCAAGGCTTCTCGATAGCCTGCTTCAGCGTAAAGAGTTCGCGCTTGTCGGAGCCCGAGTTGTTCATCTGGCTCTTGCCGGGCGTAGCACCCACCAGGTTCGGGTGAATGCCGAAGGCGAAGCACAGAGCGTTAGAAGCCTCAGACATGTCGTCGCTCCAGTTTCCACCCTCCTTCTTCGAGGCATCGTTGAGCGGTACGATGCGCACCATGCGGTTCTCCTTGCCGTTGGGGTCTACGTAGTAGCCGCTGATCATCGCCTTGCCGGCGTTCTCGATGCCCGTCACGAAGTCGATGATGTTCTGCTTCTCCTGCTCCTTGCGCTCTCGGCGCTTCTGCTCGTCAGAGATCATCTCGTTGTCGCACACGTTATCCCAGTAGTCGTCGTGCACCTCAATCTGCACCCTTGGAGCCGACGTGTTCTTAATCATGTAGCGTTTGCCGATGCCTATCAGACGATAGATGTCGAACCACGTGTCGCGGAATATCGACGAGTAGTAAGGCACGGGGTATGTCTGCGTGCCCGGCGTTGCCATGCGGCTCACGATGGCGAATTTGCGGTCTTTTGTAGGCTTGCGTCGCAGACCCGTCTGTGGGTCGGGTTCGGCACCCATGCGCACCAGGAGGTCGCCTAATGGATCCCAGTAGTCGAGTAAAGGGATTGCCTCTATCTTCGACTCGTCGAGGAAGCCCAAGCGCCAGTCGCCATAGAACACGTGCTCCGGCTTGCCGCTATGGGTGCTCGATGCAGCTTCGAAGCGACAGTAGGAGGCATCCTTGTTGCGCACCGTCACGATACGCTCGCCGTCGCGCGAGAGGATGACCACCGTCACCGAGAACGAGTAGAACTTCATATCCGTAGCCTGCTCCAGAAATACCTCCTGAAGCGAGTTGCGTAGGCAAAACTGCAGTATGTCAGGTTCGGAGACATCTTGCTTTGTCTTGCGATCGACGAAGCGCACGCCCTGACCATAGCATGACACGATATTGAACTGCTGGCACTGCGCCGTAATCATGTTAGACATTATCTCGCGGCGCAGACGATAAGGCAGCTGGTCGTCGTAGCCCCACTGCACGTACTTATACTGCTTGCCGCCGACGGTGATTGGACGCACGAGATTACTGCCAGGCAATCGATCATCGTCGAAGATGGTGTTCGAGTCGGATCCATACTCGGAAGTCACGGAGTTGCTCTGCCCCGCCGAGCCTATGCCTGACGGAGCTATGCGATAGCGGCGGAAGCCTTCGGCATCAGGCTGCGCCGATGTTGGCAGAAGAGTGTTGCTATTGGTCATAAGTAAACACGTTTGTTATTGATTTGTATAATAAAAATCTGTGGCAATGCACGTATGGCACGGTTGCGAGGGTTGCGCAGGCGCACATAACCGCCGCGCCAGTTGACGTGGTGCACAAGCCAGCCCTTGTAGTGCAGCAACTCGCCGGTGCCACCCTCCCACGCATGGATGTCGACGAGTGAGCGGTGCTGATAAGCCTGATCGAGCAGGCGCAGCATGTCAGCAAAGTGTATAGCGCCCATCATTCAAAGGTATTGTCGAAGGTGTTGTCAAAGATGCGTCCGGAGCGCAGCGTGTCGAACACGTTGTGGTTGCGCTGAGCATACTGGTAGCTGAAGGTGAAGCGTGGCATCGACTCGTCGTTGTTGTTGTACTCCGACTTTGAGTCGGTGACAATGACCTCTTTGCCTACATTTGGGTGTCCGTCCTTGAAGTTCACCACATGTATGCTCTTAGATCGGAAGAGCTCGTCAGCCCAATTCGCCATTGCGAACGTGAGGAAGCCCGTGTCAGCCTTGAAGGTGCGTGTCTCGGCTATCTCGTAGTTGCGGTTAAACTTGCCGATGTAGCCTTGGCTACGCTTATAGGTAGGTGCCACGGTGTGTGTACCCGTGCAGTAGAGCAGCTCGTCGCAACCGAACGAGTTCTCGAAAACCAGGATGGGAGCGCAGTCAGGTTCGTCTAAATCGATAGAGAACCGGAACTTGCGCTGCCCAGCCTGGACCCAAAAACCTAATAAACAACTATCAGTATCGCTAACGAACTTGCTCGGAGTAACATCAATCGTAGTATAGCGGCCGGGGTTGCCACCGACGGGCGAGAGCTTGAAGGTCTTTGTCGTGCCGTCGTCATATTCTGCGACGACAGAGGCACTGTCGGTGCCGATGTAGTGTAGGTATTCTAAGCGGTTGAGTGCGGTCTGCTTCTCGCCATCTAACATCGTTAGAAAATGCGTGTTGATAAAGTCGGTAGCAGAAGTGTTGATATCTGCCTCGCAGTATATGATCTTCGACGAGATGGTGGCAGTACCTTCACCATCCTCCCGAACGTCGTCATCTTCTTCGATCTCGATGGTGAGGTTGATGCTCAAGTTCTGGCGAGCATACGGAGTGAGCAGGCGGTCGAGCTCTGCGAGTGTTATCTTGCCGTCGACTGGGAAGAAACGTTCTGAGAATATCTCCTTGCCGTCGATGGTAATGGTGACGGTGGTGCCTATTCGGCTGGCGTCGTCGATGTCGCCACTGGAGGGAGTGAACGAATATATCACGTCGGGGATGCACGAAGAGAAACATGTTGCGGGTAGCGACTGAAGAAGAGTGGTCATATTACTTGTTTTTTGTATTTCGATAGCAAAGATACCACAAACCGCCCGCACGTAAGAATACAAAAACGGCGCACCCTATTCACATAGAATGCGCCGCAAGCGAAAAATGTAAAAAAATGTTTTTTATCTTATGGCTCTATTTTATAGCATGTAGTGCATATCGCGCCAGAGCTCCCACCGTAGCGTACCGTCCTCAGCGGTCTTCAGTTCGTAGCCTTCGCCCTGTAGGTATAGCACTATATCCATTGGGTGTATTGGCATGATGCTGTGCAGCTCGTCGGCTATCTCCTCCGTTGTCTTATACTCCGCCGTGTACTCCTCGCCAAGCTGAGATTTGCCAGGCTCCGGTGATCGCGAAGCAAGGTAAGCATCCATAACGGTAATGATAGCTTCAGCGCGGCGCACTTCGTTCTCGTCTCTATCTGTTCTGTTTGTTGTCTCCATAACATTCTCCTATCTGCTTATTGTGCTTTTAAAACTTCGTTTAGCTGTCGGCGCAGCTCGTTAAGGTTGCGCATAAGGTCGGCGACATCGACAAGCTTTACCGTGTCGCTAATCTCCGCCGTCTCCTCGAGCAGGAGGTCGATGGTGTCGCGGAGCAGATCTATCTTGTTCGCTAAGTTCTCCTTGTCGAGCAATACTCGTACGGGAGTACAATCTATTGTTATCATGCTTCGCCTCCTTTCTCTACTCTTTCGACAAGTTCTTCAAGAGCCTTGTAAGCACATTCAATTTCTGCCAGCTTCTTTCTGTATGTGCAAAGTCTCGCGCGACAGCGGAAACTGAAGTGCGGTATGAGCTTCACTTCCTTCAGCGTAGCTTCCACTCTCATGCCGATAGCGTAGCGCAGCTTTTTCATGGTCTCGCGGTGCATCTTGTGCAGACCGTGCATAGTTTTGAAACGTGTCATGCTTCGCCTCCTTTCTCCTCCTGGTTTAACTTGTAGACGTTGTAGCCCGAGAGGACTACACAGCAGAGGGCGGCGAGGAAGCTGCTCTCGGCGCTGACGGCACCTGCGCCGAGAGACAGAAGCGCAGCATGAACGCGCAGAACCTCGCGGCGTGTCACCTCGAACTCGCAGATTGTGGTGTAAAACTTGCTCTTTCCGTTGAGCCACGCCTTAACGGAGGCGGTGCTGATGCTAAACGGGCGCAAATGAGCTGTGCGCTGGATAGATGCAGATGTTTGCATAATTTTGGTAAGTTGTAGCCTTATTACCCGAAACCGTCGGGTGCGGGTTGACGTAGGGGTACGAAAAAAGCGGCTCGTCCTTCCTCGTCTGCTACAACTTACCATGCTATCCACCACAAAGGGCAAAAAAACACGTGGAAGGCGAACCGCCGTATTCTGTCTCTGGCATCTCCACACCATGTGGAATGCTCCACATGAACAAAGGGCGAATTACCCTCGTATCGATGCGGCAGGTTATGGGCAAAAAAATAAGCCCACAACGTTTAGAAAAAGTTGGTTGGGCTTGAACATATCGTCTCGCCCTTTGTTCATGTGGAATGCTCCACATAGTAAATTGTAGCGATGGCAAAGGTAGAGATAAAAATCTGAACGTGCAAGGAATTTGCGAGGAATTTTTGAGGAATTGCGAGGAATTGCGAGAAAAAGTATTGTTATCAATACTTTTACGGCGGAAAATTTGTATGTTAGTATTATTTTTACTACCTTTGCATTGTCAAACAAAAGCTCTTTGATATGAAAAAGTACAAAGTATCTGAAGTCATCAAGCTGCTGGAGCGAGACGGATGGGTGAAAATAGCCGAGAAAGGCGACCACAAGCAATTCAAACATCCGGATAAACCAGGTAAGGTGACGGTAAGAGGGCAGAAGAGCGAGGTGCTTAGCCAATTTCTTCTGAACAGCATTTGGAAGCAGGCGGGGTGGCGATAAGCCCCGCCCCTCTCCGAGGTTTGACTAAAAAGAAAACTAACACCTATATTGATATGGAAAAGATTATAGTAGAAGTGAGATGGTGCGACCATAACTTTGGAGCCACATTATCAGACAACGTGCCAGGAGCCATCGTCATAACTGCCAAAACCTATGACGAGCTACAGAAGGAAGTGCCCGAAACACTTCGGTTTCACCTTGAAGGGATTGAAGCCGACGGCGACGAGATACCGCAATGGCTCGCCGACGGCGATTACGAGTTCGTCTACCACCTCGACACAGCTGCGCTCATACGATCGTGCGAGCGCTACGCCTCGCTTGCAGCCATTTCGCGAGCTTCGGGAGTAAACGAACGCCAACTGAGCCACTACGCCAACGGACTGAAGAAGGCTCGCACACAGCAGCGCGAGCGCATAATAAACGGATTGCACAAAATAGGACGCGAACTGTTGTCCCTATCATAGAGCATGTTTGACAACCACAGCAAGCCCGACCGCCAGAAATGGAGGTCGGGCTTTATATTTGCAAAAACTCTCTAATATTGGGTGAATTGGAGAGAAATGGAGACAAAAAGCCCTCGATGCGTCACGCACCGAGGGCTCCCAAATAGTTCTTTATCTAATTTTCATGTGCCATGAAAACATTCAAAATCAAATTAGCGACACGTTAGGTATTACACCCTTTTGTTATTTATAAACACAGACGCTATGCTTGCGATGCCTGCCAAGCCGAAGATACCAGCAAACCACGCTCGATCAAGATATAGAGCATACGCTGCCAACCCCATTGTCGCAACAATAGCAAAAAAGGCAAAGAACATGCCCCACCAATTCATATTGCCGACCTTGTGTTCGTTGTAGTTGAGTATCTTCAGTTTCTTTTCATCTTGTTTATGTCGGTGAAGTTGCTCACGCTCTGACGACTTTATAAGGAAGTCAACAATTTTTGGGTCGATACTTTTATACTCTGCCAATTCTTGAGGAGCTGGCAGTATATTGTCGTCGACAGAAACTGTCTGCTCAATCTGATTGCCAACAGCATCTCCGTTAGAGATGTTTGTTCCTTTAATTGAATAGGATTGTTTAGCCATTGTTCAAAACTAAATTATTAAACGCCGTGCGTACGTCACGGGCAATATTGTCACGATCTTTTCTGAGGTTCTCCATGTCTGTGTGACGATTTGATGGTTTACAGAACATCTCACGCTTCAGTGCCTCAATTTCAAGTGAGTTCTCTTCGTATTTGCCGGAAGAGGCATGGCGCAAAACAGTAAAACCATTTTTTACAAAATGGGTGATGTCGTTGATAATGCACATAATTTTGCCTCCTTGTTTTATTGTTTTAGATGTCATTTCCTTTCTTGCTGTTTGCAAAGTAAGCGATTTTTTTTGATATAATCACCAATTGATACATAAAAAAATGAAACTACAATTGAATTTATTTTGTTAGAAAAATAAAAAAGCCTCTAAATGGTGGCTTTTTACCTTTTTGCGGCGGGCGCAGGGCGGTGGGTGGGAAGAAGAGCAACCATTTTGTTGAGCTCAACGAAATGGTTGCGACCACACCGACCTCGATGCGTGAGGTCGGTGCGATGCGGTCTATAGCTTGCCCTCCTCCGAATAGCTGTAGTATGTGCTATCCGTCACGACGACGTGGTCTATCAGATAGAGCCGCATTGTAGAGCACGCCTGCTTTAGCGTCGCCGTGATGCGGTCGTCGTCGCGGCTCGGGCACGGGTTGCCGCTTGGGTGGTTGTGTATCAGGGTGAGCGTGGTGGCGTTGTTGACGAGAGCCTCGCGCAATATGACGCGCACGTCTACGGCTGTCTCGGTGAGTCCGCCGCTTGATAGTTTCACGGCTTTAATCAGCTTGAAATTATTGTTCATGAGCAGCATAAAATGGCATTGG